ATGCGTGTAGAGAATAAGCTGATTGACCTAGAGCGGGCTAGGATTGCTAGGTATACCTCTGGTTATCAGAAGTCTGTATACCCTGGTGATCTAGGGTTGGACTTTGTTGAGAGCCTGCAGGATAAAAATATCGTATGGGGACGCTCTAGTGGAAGTTAAGTTTCAACAGGAGTTTCTAAGCCTTGCTGAACATGAGATTACACCACTAGCAGAACTCGAATGGGAAGAGTCAGGACACCCTACGCAATCATTAGTTATTGACTGGGATGCTTACTTTAACCTTGAGGACGCTGGTGTACTTAAGTTCTTCACAGCTAGAAAAGATGGCCTATTGATTGGCTACTTTATAGTGTTGGTATTCACGCCCCTTACAGCTAAAGGTGAACTCGTAGGGTCTTATGACTCCGTGTATGTTCACAAGGATTACAGGAAGTCTTCTGTAGGCAAACGCTTGTTTACTTATGTTGAGACCTGCATGAAAGAGGATGGGGTGTATAGAGTAATAGCATCATCATCAGTTAAGAACCCTATAGGTAACTTCCTTAGTCGTCTTGGGTACAATGAAATAGAGACTAAGTACGAGAAGGTGTTATAACATGGTTGTAGTTACTGCTATCATTGCTATTGGTACTACTGTTGCAACCACATTAGGAATTACTGGGTTCTTCGCCGCTGGTGCTGGTGCTTTCCTACTTGGGTTAGGCACACAGATCGTACTCGGCCTAGCACTTAATGCCCTTACACCTAAGCCTTCCATTGGTTCTTCTGCTGCTCGTGGCTACCAAGTTAACAGCCGTGGTTCAGCCTTGGACCATGCTATTATCTATGGTAAAACTAAGGTTGGTGGGGCTATTGTATTTGATGACACTACAGGTACTAACAATAAGTTTCTACACCGTATCATTGCTGTAGCTGGGCATGAGGTAGAATCCTTTGACGAGTTGTATATTAATGACGACCTAGTTACTATTGATGGCTCAGGTAATGTAACATCACCTACGAGATACGATGGTAAGGTACGTATTAAGTTGCACTTAGGTGCCTCCGATCAGACTGCTGATACAGACCTAGTGTCTGAGGTAACTGCATGGACAACTAACCACAGGCTCCGTGGTATTGCTTATATGTATGTACGATTCAGCTTTGACGCTGATGTGTTCCCTAATGGTATCCCTACGATTACTGCTGTAGTAAGTGGTAAGAAGGTATACAACCCAGCCACAACTATAACTGAGTGGTCAGACAATCCTGCGTTGTGCTTAAGGGACTACCTTAGTACCACAGGTTATGGCTTAGGTGAAGCTGATGCTAACATTGATGAGGACCTTGTGACTGCTGCTGCCACTGTTTGCGCACAGACTAACACAGATGCTGGCACTGCTAGGTACACAGCTAATGGTACATTCACTACGTCTATCACACCCTTTGACCTTATCAACAGCCTTCTAACATCTATGGGTGGCTCTCTGTGGTACTCACAGGGTAAGTGGCGTATGAAGCCTGCCTATTGGACTGCACCCGTGCTTGCACTGGATGAGGATGACCTACGTTCTAGTATCTCTGTAGCTACCCGACACTCTCGTAGAGACAACTTCAATACCGTCAAGGGTACATTCCGTGGCTCGGAGACTAACTGGCAGGTAACTGACTATCCAGAGGTCACTAATTCTACATTCGTAACAGCAGACAATGGACAAGTATCTACTGTAGACATCGACCTACCGTTCACTGACAACTCTATTGAGGCTAGACGCATCGGTAGGATTGGACTTGAGGGTAACAGACAGCAGCTTATCGTTGGTGCATCCTTTGGCTTAAGAGCCTTGGCTGTACAGGTGGGTGATAACATTACTCTCACCAACAGTCGCTTTGGTTGGGTTAGCAAAGAGTTTCAAGTAGTTTCTTGGAACTTTGGTCTTACTGATGGCTTAGACCTACAGATTGAGATGACACTCAAGGAGACTGCTGAGTCTGTCTTTGATGAGGTAGACGATGGTATTATCTACGAGAGGGATAACACTACACTACTGTCTCCATTTGAAGTCCCTACTATTGGTATCAGTGCTGTAGCTACTACTCAGGTTATCCGTGAGAAACTAACCAACATTATTAACGTCACTGTCACATCAGGTAGACCTGAAGGTATTGACCGTGTTGAGGTAGAGTTTAGAGAAACTACAGATACTGGGTACACCAGCTTAGGCACGGGTGAGATAGGTCTATTCAGGGCTGTTGACTTAGATACAGGGTCTTATGACTTTAGAGCTAGGGCAGTTAATACCTTTGGTGTCAAGGGTGACTGGGAAGTCCTCCCTGATGTAGCAGCTAATGGCTTGTTGTTGCCGCCTGATGATGTCATAGGGTTCACAGCAGAACTCAACGGTAACTCTATCCACCTTGAATGGGAACCTATTGCAAGCCTTGACCTAAGTTACTACCGTATCAGGCATTCCCTAGAGGAGACAGGTGCTACATATGCTAATGCTACTACTGCTGTAGATAAAGTACCACGTCCTGCCAACAGCGTATCTGTACCTGCAAGATCAGGAACCTACCACATCAAGGCTGTAGACAAGTCAGGTATTACATCTGAAAACTATACCTCTATTGTAGTACCTGCGGCTGCTATGGAATCCTTTACTACAACCACCACACAGTCTGAAGACCCTACCTTTAGTGGTACTAAGACTGGATGTAGCGTCACAAGTAGTACCCTACGTATTACTGATCCTTCTGTAGCACCCACATCAGCTACCTACGACTTCAGTGCTGTTATTGATACAACTACACCAAGGCTCGTCAGGGCTAGGGTTGATATGGTTGTAGCTAGAGTAGATAACTCAGCAGGACTATGGGATAACATAGCAGGTCAATTCGATAGCATCCCAGGTTTGTTTGATGACTTCACAGGATCAGTACAATTTGGGGATGCCAATGTAAAGACCTACATTTCCATCACACAGGATGACCCTACAGGTTCACCTACGTGGACAGACTACCAAGCCTTTAGGGCAGGGGATTACTATGGTAGAGCCTTTAGGTTCAGGGCTGTACTAACGTCTATATCAGATAACATAACACCATCAATTTCTGCACTTGATGCAATCGTGGAGTATAACTAATGAGTCAGAATGACTTTGTAATTGCCAACCAAACGGCACCAGCCTTTAGGACGGACCTGAACTCAGCACTTCAGGCTCTTGCGTCTACATCCTCTGGGGCAACTGCGCCAAGCACTACTTATGCCAACATGCTTTGGTATGATACCGCTACTGATACCCTTAAGATGCGCTCTGAGGCTGATGACGCATGGATTGACATAGGTACACTAGACCAGTCCTTAAATACATTTGCTGCTACCGTTGGGGCCGATGTGGCTTTGACAGGCACCCCAACAGCGCCAACAGCAGCATCGGGGACTAACACCACACAGGTTGCCACAACGGCGTTTGCTTACGGGGACTTATCTGTGTCGGGGGGCCAATCAAGTATGACACTGCCGAATGGTTTGATTATGAAATGGGGGACAGCAACCACAGGGCTTTCTACACCAGGAGTCTTTTTTACAGAAGATTTCCCCAGCAATGTTTTCAATTTGCAGGTACAGACAGAAAGTGCAACTCTATCTAGTGCAGGAGATACCCTGTTTACTATTGTCAGCCTTAACACAAGTGCTTTTTCCTTAAAGCGAACCAACGCTGTAAGTGTAAAAATTCACTGGTTTGCAATAGGTAATTAAGTACATAGTTTACACCTTGACACGAGTGTAATAACCACCTATATCCATAAGTACATAACCTAATGGAGATAGACAATGGATATTATTCTAGCAATCGCAACAACAGTTCACCTTGGCCTAGCTGGGGAATACAACGAAGTCCACCCTAACGTACAACTACGCTTTGACAACGGCATCATAGCTGGGGCATACCACAATAGTGAAGATACAGTGTCAGTCTTCGCTGGTATGCGTGGGGAGTGGAGGGGTTTCTTCCTAGAGGGTGGTGTAGTTACTGGGTATGAATACTCCAATGTACTACCATATGGCCGCGCAGGTTATGAACTGACAGACAACTTTAGTATCTTCGTAGCCCCAGCTTTTGAATCTATTGATGATGACATGACTGTGGGTGCTGTCCTTGGGGTAGAGTACTCCATAAAAATAAACTAAGGAGTAACCTATGTGGTATGAAGTTAGGTATCTTA